CAAAGCCACGAGGCTGTCCACGCTGCCCCGGCATATGCCCATCAGGAAATCGAGATAATACCGGTAGCCTACGATCTGTGTTACTGTTTTATTTTTCTTGGCCACGGTTATCGCGCCAGTGCGGCGCGACGCGCCGCCACGACGCGAGCCACGATGGGATCGTTCGTATCAAGCAGGACTTTGGCGGGGATGCCGTTGGTGATGAAGTCATTCCAATCGATGTCGTGGGCGGCGCACCACTCCCGAGAACCGCGATGGCACAACCCGGCGGCGCGAACGTCACGCAGGAAGCAACGCAGTTCGGAAGTTACTTCCATCACTTCTTGCCGCCGCCGCCACTCGTAACCGTGATCGGCGTGGTACTCATGTTGCCGTACCAGATCACTTGCCAGTCGGGCGTCCAGCAATCTCCGAACACCACCGCTTGCGCCGCGCCTTCATCGGGGATGGGAATGTTGATGTCTTTGAACATGCTCGCGAGGGCATCTTGATTGGCTGGCGTCTTCGCTCTCGGCGTGATGAGCGCCGTGATGATGAAGGAGACGACGAGTAGCGCGATGGCCCAGACGAAATTCATCGAACGCGGCCCCCTCAGAAAATTCTGGCACCATCGAACGGCGACTTGCCTGACATGAAGCCGAAGCCGCCGTTTCTGGGTAGATTGTTGAACCGCTTACAGCCCGCTGGATCGCGAGTACAGCCAGGATACAGCACCGCGTCCATATTTTCAACCATGCCGTCTGTTTGGCCTATTATCAGCACATCTCCGTTGTCGGTGCCTGTATTACTGTTGAGGTCCACAAGGATGGCGCGACGTTCGAAATAGTTCGCGGAAGGACGCCATTCGACATAGCCGTTGGTGAAACGACCGTTCCAAATCTTCGGATTGAAATAGCCGATGTGCTGCCAGTGAAAACCGTTCCCGTGAATGCCGGTCAACTGAACCGGCTCGGCCCAATCGCAATGATCCACGCCGCAGTCCCGATCATACAGCGCGTAGGGACAGCCGCGCGTCCACGACAAACGAAGCCCCTTCTTGTTGAGGTAGGCGGTCTGCGTGTTGGCCACGATGTCGGAAGTTACTTCGTCGTGGTACTTGACCGAGGCGACGTAGCCGACCCAAACGAGCGGAGCCACGTCATCGCCGTACTGAAGCTGCCTCACCGTGACCTTGATCGGATCTGATGGCGGCGTGCCGCGAAACATTTGCACGATGGTCAACCCTGACGGCACGGTTATGATGAAGTCGTCGGAAGTAGCTTCCCCTTTCTGCTTCAGCCCGTCGTCCTGAATGGAAGTCGCGAGCCACGTCGCGCCGTCCCAAACGACATTACGGTCGCCCGTGTTGAAGAACCAAGACGCGCCGCCACGTTGAAACCGGTACAGCCGAACCTCTTGTCCGGTGTAGGTGCCGATCTCCGCGAGATCGTATGAACTACCCGACATTACCTTTCTCCCCCCTCGCTACCACCACCGCCGTCGCCCCCTTCACCGCCGCCGTCAGTGCCTCCGCCCGCGCCGCCCACGCCGCCCACGTCGCCTTGCGTCAATGGAACCTGTTCCACGACAGCGGCGGGTGCCGGGCCGTCTGGCGGCGGCGGGATCGGCTCTCCCGCCACCTGTTCATACGAGCCGTTGAACACGGCCAGAGAGTACGGTTGCGCGTCTCGACCGTCCTCGATCGTGGCGAACGTGGTCGTTACGGTCGCCGGTCCCGTGCCGTCGGCATGATGCAGTATCTCGATCTCATCCTGATCCTGCCGACTGAGCGCAAGCCAACAGATGCGCGAAATCAGGGTATTGCTGATCGGGCGATAGAACGGTTCCGCCATCGTCAACGACTCTTGTCCATCGCTGACGACAGCGGCTTCCAGAACCGTGTGTACACTACTGGTGCCGTCGCGGAACGTGAACAGCAACATCCGGCGCGACTGCGGAACCATGTTCACGAAATCGGTGTAGCCGGATCGGCTGACAGCGAGGATCGTGTCGTCGGGACCGGCCCAGAACCCCGGCATTAACTCAACGTCCCGGAAGTAGGTGGGCACGTAGAGCGGAAGTAACTTCCCTTGGAGGAAGTGCAGCAGACCGCGCAACTCATCGAGTTGTTTCCGGCCGACCACCATGTAGGTGAACTGTTGCAGCATGAACGACAGGCCAGCGAGGTCGCGCCGTATCGGCACCGAGGTCGTTTGATTGTCGAACTCCTGCATGAGCCGCTTGTATTCCGTCGTGAGATCGTCGGCCTCGTTGGGCGTCCAGTCGAGTACCAAATAATCCAGACCCATGTCAGCCGGTGGAAGTCCGGGATGCTCGTTCGGTTCAATCGTATCGAACGTCAACGTGACCTGGGCCGCGTCATCCGCCCGCCGCGATCCGGCCTGGGTGCTGGTCATCCGGCACAGCTTGGTCAAATAGACGGTCGATCCCTTCGGCCAGTCTCGTGTTAGCGGAGCGGCGAGCGATACCAAGCCACCAGCGACCCCCGTCACCGTGACGATCTCGGACACGAACGGCAGCGTGCCGCGCAACATAAGGACGCTGCCGGAAGTAACTTCCGTATAGCTGAGATCGTCCATCGCCAAGCCGGTGCCACCCGTATGCGCGGGCGCGACAAGTCGGTACTTCTCCCACCATAGCGGGTAGTGCCAGTTGTGCGCGGCCGGATCACCTACCATCAAGCTGTCGTACAGCCGTCGGTCCATGCCGATGAGGGTGAAGCCCGCGTCGATCTGCCGACGCGGTGCGTTGCGTAACCGGCGACGTTGCTCGTAGCCGGTCTGCGACGTGAGTACGTCTGTCTTCCATAGCAGCCGTTCCGTGACACCGTTGAGCCAATCAGGCTCCAGGGTCCAGGCCGTAATGACCGCCGGGGTGATCGGCGGTACCGGCACTTCGATAGGGATCGGTGCCACGCAACCGGGCGGTATCGGGTCTGGCGATCCGACCTTATAGGAAAGCCACGATACCAGATTTAACCCGCCGCCGGTCCCGTTGACACCGTAATCAAGACCTATGAGATACGTGCCCGCGAGGCCAAGCCACCACTGTCCATCTGAAATACTGGTCGGAAAGAACAATTCGCCAACGACCAAGTAATGGGGAAACGTGGTGAGGTCGATCAGCAGCGGATGATTGGTATCAAGCCCAATCAGAGCATCACCATAACTTATGAACTCGTACGGCAGACACTTGTAGTAGTAGGTATCCGCGATGTGGCCGAAGTTGGTACGGTCGGTGTTTGAGGTCGGTACCGTGCTGAAAATTATGTCTGGCGGGGAGGTATCCCACGGGGCTTCCGGCACTCTGACATCCGAGAATACGGAGATGCCCGCGATCAGGAAGAAGGCGTCTTCACCGCCTCGAAACCTGAAAGTCAGTTCAGGAAAATTCATCGCTCGGTTCGTTTTCGCCCACCAGACTTCCAGCCGCAAGACCCCGCCGGTGTTGCTCCATTCGTTAACAGCGCCGGTGGTATAGCCCTCCTTCTCGGCGCGCTTCTGGAAGACCAAATCTTCACAGGTTATGCTTTCGATATGTTTGGTATCAGCGAACTCGGCGTTCGTGAACCATATCACGACAATCTGATCTGGACCGGTAGAATAGAAACTACGATTGCCACGTGTCCCTCCGGTACCATCCGTACTGGTATCTCCGTGAAAACGATACGGCTGCATGTACTCGTCGAAACTGCCAGAAGGACCATAAGGCGCGATGCCATATCCAAAACCCGCGCAGACATCCAGGTGCCCGAGGATATCGTTGATGGCGATTGGGACGCGCGACACCATGATCCTACCTCTGGTTCAGGATGCCGCGTATGGCACCAGCGTTGTTCTTGATGTGCGTTATTATCACTTTTTCGCCGTGAGAGCCAGCCAAGGCCGCGCTTGTCTGAGCCGGGTCCATGACCAATACCTGCCGGATGTTGGGCATGGAAGTTACTTCCGGGGATCGGTTGGCGAGATTGTTCCGGTGACGCGGATCGTTGGCTGGTAGAACTTCCTCGCCGCGCTTCAGGATCGTCGCGACCTCATCACCGGCCAGCCCGCCGTTGTGCATACGCGGCGCGCCTAGGAACACCAACGGACTGATGCCGGATCGCGTCATGCCGGTTGACCCGGCGATACCGCCGCCATGCGCCGCCGCGAAGGCCATCTTGATGAGCGCCAGGACTTCTTCCTTGATGATGATCTCGGCGATGCCCTTCAGCACGTCAGCCGCGAACTTGGCGAACGCGAGGCCGACATCCTTCCACAGATCACCCAGCTTCTCAGTCCCGGCGATCACGTTACCGATGGATTGGGCGATGCTGTCGAAGGCCGTGACGGCGGCGGATGCGATCGTGCCTTCAACCTGTTGCCGGAACTTCGTCTGTTCCGCCGTCAGACCTGTCGCGGCGGCGGTCGTCTCTTCGATCTTCGCCTTCATCAGGTCGTAGGTTTCGGGCGCTACTTTCCCGAGGTCTTTCTGGATTTCAAGTTGCTTCAGCAACTCTTCATTGATCGCTATGATCTGCGGTTTGATATCCGCATACGATTTCTCAATTCTCTTGTTCGCTTCATCCTGACTGATCGCCCCCTGCGTGACCAAGTTCTGATTGGCCTTCTCTATCTCGTTTCGAGTAGAGAGAAGCTGATCGCGCCGCGCCGCCGTCGCCTGATCCGCCGACAATCCGGTACCGGCGGCATTCGGATCAATCTTGGCGTTCCTGGCGAGTTGTTCCTGAATGGCCGGGGTCTGCGGCTGGCGTGCGAGGTCGGCGTTGGACCGAGCCAGGGCTTCCTTGATCTTACCGGCGAACGCTCCGGTCGTTTCCGTGAGCCGCTTGTACATCTCCGCGACGGTAATCGCGCCGTTCTTGAAGTCAGCCTGTATCTTGGCGATGGCTTCATCGCGCGCCTTGACGATGATATCGACAATGGCCCGGTCGGTGTCAATCGTCGCCTTCTCGCGGGCGTCATCACGCGCCTTCAGCAGCGCCGCCTTTGCGCCTTCAAGCGACTGCTTGGCGATGTCGGTGGCACCCTGACGGATTTGAATTTCGATGGCTTCGAGTTGCTGATCGTAGGCACGATCCACGACGCGCCGCTGGGCGGCGGGATCGGTCTTGTTCGATTTGTCCACCGCGTCCTGGGCGGATTTGAGGATATCGCTCGCCGCCTTGTTGGCGTCCTGAATTTCCTTCAGGCGCAGGTCTTCAAGCTGCTTGCGGAAAGCGTCAACCTTGGCGTTGAACTCCTTCTCGACCTCCGGTCCAGGCTCCTTACCGCCAAGCGAGTCGATCAACTTCTTACGTTCGTCCTGATAGAACTGCGTCAGCCGATCCTGATCGGACTTAATACGCTCGTCGCCGCGTAGCTGCGCGTTGACCCGATTGATGCGCTCACGAACGAGGTCTTCGAGAACCTGACGCTGTTTGATCGCGTTCTGGTTCGTCATGTCAGGATTTTGGAAGGTACTTCCAGCCGGACCCTGGTTGGGTGCCTGGAAGTTGGAGACGTATTGCGCCGTCTCGCCGGGAAGCGGCTTGGTCCCGGCCAGGATACTCCGCAGACCAGCCGGTCCCGCGTTGTAGGCGGCGGCTCCAAGCGCCTCGCTACCAAATGCCTGAGACTGTTTCTTGAAGTAGAGCGCCCCGGCCAGCGCATTGAACTCCGGCGTGTCGATGCTGATCTTCTTGCCGAGTACGATCGCCAGTTGATCGAACAGCCCCTTGAACTCGGTGGCGATATCATCGAACGTACCGGGCATGACCTGAAACGGCCCGCGCGCTCCGGCGGCACTGGTCTTGTACGATCCATCCGCGTTACGCGCCGCCTCAAGCCGGTAAATCGCGGACAGCGAGTTCTCGCTGACCGCCGTCAGCGACGACACGGCGGCGATGACCGCCTGGATATCGCCGGGAACCTCGCGGGCCACCCGGCTATCCGGTGACGGAAGATTAGTGAACGGTGCCGGTAGTGGTCCCCCGGCTGGCATGGTGCCACCGACCGAACCGGGCGTGCCGGAAGCGCCCGGTACCGGTGCCGCCAGATTGTATTTGGCGATACGGGCTTCATCCAACTTCTCACGCAGCGTGACCGCTTCCTCGGTCATCAGCTTCAGTGTCGCGTCGCCTTCAGGCGTGCCCTGGTCGCGCAGCGTTTTGATGACCGACTGTACCCGCGTCAACTGATCGTTGAGCGACTTGATGCGCGCGTCCAGTTGCTTCGTCTGTTCTTCGCGATTGTCGCCAAAGATGTACCGCATGTCGGCGGCGATCTCTTTGGCCAGCGCCGCCGTGCCGCGCAGCGTGGCGGCTATCGCGTTGAACAGCCCGACACTGGCGATAGCATCGAGGAAGTCATGCCACGCCTGGGTTAGTTCGCGCATAGACGCGGTGAACGGGTCGATGCCTTGTTTAACCGCGGCACCCAGACCGTTCTCCAACGCCCGCATGGCAATGACGCGACCCTCAGTGCCGTTGCCGAACTTGAACGAGTCCTCGACAGCCTGAGCCGTGGCGTCGTGCAGGAAGTCGTACTGCTCGTTCAACTTCATGATCTCGGCAAGCGTGCCGGTCGCGATGACCTTGACCTGCTTGAGCGCATCCGCGAACGACACACCGGTACTGTCGGAGAGATCACGCGCGGCTTTGCCGAAGCGCAACATCGCGTCGGTGTTCAGTCCGTCTCGCGCGAACTCCTGAACAAGCGTCTTCGCGTCGCTGAACGCCACGCCCATCTTTTCGATGGTCCGCGCGGTTTCGAGAAGTGACTTCGACGTGTACGCGCCGCCATCCGCGCTCAACGCCAGTTGGCGGTTGAACTCGCGTTGCGCGTCAACGCCCTCCTTCAGCCGCAACAGCGCCGCCGCGATGGCCAGGATCACGGCGATGGCTGGCCCACCGATGAGTACCAGCCTACCGAGCGCCGCCGCCGACAGATCGAAGATCTGAAAGATCTGACCGGCCTGACTTTCGAACGTCCGCATAAGCCCCTGGCCAAGGGACAACTGCGTGATAACGTCGTTGACCTGAAACTGTAGGTTCTGGAACTGATAGGACGACAGGCCGAATATCTTGCCGCTGGATTGCTGGACGGCGTTCTGCACCTGGGCGAGCCGCGCCGATGCGCTGACCAGCTTATCCGTCTCGGCGACAAGAGCGGTCGTATCGATCTTGCGCTTGACGAGTTGGGCGTCGATGGCGGCGTGCGCGGTGGCCTGTTTCTGCAATTCAGCCGAAGTCGAAGCCATCTTGGCCTCGGCTTGTTGCAGTTCATTCAGGCTGGCCGTACCGGCCTTGACCGCCACAGCCAGCCGGTGGACCTCGGCCTCGGCCTTGACGAACGCATCGTTCGCCCTGATGAGCGCGTCGGTTTGTTTGTTGTAGTGGTCGATGGACGAGGCATCGGACGCGATCTGGCTTTGGATCGCGAACAGTTCGTCCATCGTCCGGTTGTACGATTGCGCCGTGAGACGGCCACGGCCTATCGACTTCTCCAGCTTGTCGGTGGCCTCCGTCACGTCGTCGATTGACTGACGGCCCCGAGCGGGACCGGCGACATCAGCCACCAGCGAGGTCGCCGTCGCCACCGGCGCGGTGCCGGTACGCGCCAGAGCCGCCGTCCTGGCGAGGATGGCGTCCACGTTGGCGTCGAGATTGGCCTTCTCATGCGCCATGATCGTCTGGCGTTCCGCCGACGTGGACACCGCGACCGCCGTCAATGCCCGCATGGCCGCGCTGACACGATCCGCCGTGACGCCAATGGCGTTCAGCGCGACCTCTTCCTTGGTGAACGCCTCGACCTCTTCCCTGGCGGCGGCGGCAAGTCCAGTGCCGCCCTCCACCGATCCGAGACGACGGCGGGCGTCAGCGATCTTGGAAGTTACTTCCGCGAGTTGATCCGGCGTTTCCGCCTTCCCGGCTTCGGCTTCGAGTTTCTTGATCTCTTCCGCCAGATCGTGAAACGCGGTGAGCGCGGCCCGAGAAGCCTCCTTCTGTTTCTGAAACGAATCTATAATTTGAGACTGGCGTACGACTTCACGCGAAACCGCGTCGAGGCGTTTCAACTCATCCGAGTAATGCTTGATCGCACCAGCCCCGGTATCGACCGAAGCCGTGATGGCCGCAATCTCCGATTGCAACCCGCCCAAAGTGCCCCCGCCTGCCAGCGACCCTGGACCGGTCCCCAGCGCCGTGCGGACAGTTTCAGCCAATGGGGTAGCGGGGGTGGCCAGCGGAGTGCCCACAGCCCCCACCGCAGCCCTGGCACGGGCCAGGGCTTCAGCGGCCTGGGCCTGGACCTTCGCCACGGACGCGGCGTAGGCGTCCATCGCCTCGAAAGCCTTGCGGGCGTCCTCGGCTTCCGCCTGCCATACCGCCGCCACGGCCTCTCGCAAGCGCGCCTGACTGTCCTGAAACGCCTTCGCGTTGGCGATACGCTGCCGCGCGAGTTCGGCGTCAGCGGCCAGCGCGGCCTTGTGATCCTCGCGCATGGCGGCGGTTTCGGCGTTGCGTACCGCCTGGACGATCTCATTGCGGTTCTTCTCGGCGGCGGCTTCCGCCTTCGCGGTGGTCTGCGCGTCGGCCACCCGCTGCTTGTCGGCCGCCGCCTGTAGCGCGGCTTCGTCCGCGATGGCGCGCTCGCGCTCCTGCGCCTCGATCTGCGCGAGGCCGACATTGGCCCTTCGTAATGTTCTGGCTTTGTTCTCCGCGTCCTGAAGCGCGGCCACTCGTTGCTTGTCGGCGGCTTCCTGTAACGCCGCTTCGGCCTGTAGCGCCTTCTCGCGTTCGGCGGCTTCCAACCGGGCGAAGCCCACGTTGGCCTGGGCGAGCAGCTTGGCCTTGTCCTGCGCCGTCTGCGCGGCAACGGCCTCTCGCTTTTCGGAGGCTTCCCGTACCCGCGCGACTTCCGCCGCGTCCTCGGCCTGTTGCTTGGCGCTCAGACCGGTGATGCCCACGTTGGCGCGAGCGATCATGCGCTCTTTGGTTTCGGTGTCCTTCAGAGCCGCGCTCTCGGCGGCTTCGGCCTCGGCGCGAAGACCGGCGTTGGTCTTGGCTATCGCCTGAAGTAACTTCTCACGCGCCGCGATCCGTTGCTCGGTCGCTTCCTTCTCGGCACGCGCCACTTTCAGAGTGGCGATCAGGGTGTCGTTGACCGCGTTGCCAGCCGAGAGGGCATCGCTGGCCATGTCGCGGAACAGCGTGATCTGCTGATGCGTCTCGTCCAGCTTATCGACGGCGATCTGCATCCGCTCCATTTCGGCAGCGGCT